AAACACAATGACAACTTGGCAGAGTATGAAAAGAATTACTACTGCTTCAAGTGTCAACACTTTATTCCCAAGGAAGGACACACTATGCAAGAAGAACCTATTGTTAAGAAAGATTGGAAGCCTATACTTGGGTCAGTTGTAGAGCTTGCTCATCGCCGTGTAGAAGAAAAAGCTTGTCGCATGTATGGCTATCAGACAGCTGTTATCAATGGTAAGACTGTAGAGATTGCTAACTATTACAGAGATGGGGTACTAGCAGGGCAGCATCTCCGTGGCCCTAACAAGCAGTTTGCTTGGAAGGGTGAAGCTAAGAATGTAGAACTGTTTGGTCAGCATCTATGGAAGGGTAACAACAAGCGTCTTATTATTACCGAGGGCGAGATTGACTGCATGACAGTTGCTCAACTTATGGGATATACTTGGGCCGTTGTCTCCCTGCCTAATGGCGCTGCTTCGGCAGTCAAGTCTATCAAAGACAACCTAGAGTTTGTTAACTCTTATAATGAAATCGTGCTATGCTTTGACATGGATGATCCCGGTCAGAAAGCAGCACTAGAGGTAGCTGAGATTCTACCGCCCGGTAAGTGCAAGATTGCTAAGCTTCCTTTCAAGGACGCTAACGAGTGTCTTGCCAACAACCAAGGTAAGGCTGTGGTGACTGCCCTATGGGAAGCACAGCCATATTCTCCCGATGAGATTCTCCATGTCTCTCAAATCATCAACACAATGGAAGAACTGGATGCCGTCAGGGTTTATCCTTTCCCATTCGATGCTTTGTCTGAGTATCTTATCGGCCAACGGTCGGGAGAGATTACACTGTGGGCCAGCGGTACTGGCTCAGGTAAGTCTACTATTCTTCGTGAACTTATGATGCACCACTTGGACGAAGGCCGTTCTGTTGGTGCTATCATGTTGGAAGAATCCCCGCAAGAAACAATGGATGATATGATCTCGTTGATTATTAACAAGCCAGTACGAGCTATCCGTGCATCTCGCATGATGAACGAACTCCGTGTTAAGCTTGGTAAGAATCCCATACATATGAGTATCATTGACAACCTATCAGACACAGAGTATGGTCAGGCAAAGGAACATCTCGGTAAGACAAGTTTCTATATTTACGACCATCTCGGTAACAACGCCATGTCCAATCTACTTGCTAGAATGGAATACATGGCAGTGTCTCTTAAGGTAGATGTCATTGTCCTAGACCATATCACTGCTGCGGCAGCGGGTCTTATGGGCATGACAGACAAGGATGTTGATGGTGGTAATTCGGAGCGAATCATCATCGACAACCTTATGAAAGAACTCAGAGCATTGGCTGTCCGAACAGGTGTACACATTGACATTGTATCACAGCTCAAGAAAACAGACAAAGCTTATGAGGAGGGTGATCGTATTACGCTACAAGATCTGCGTGGTTCAGGCGCACTTGCTAGCGTACCTAATACAGTTGTAGCTTTGGAACGCGATAGGCAAAACAGTGATGACCGTATTGCCAATACCACTATGGTTCGTGTTCTCAAGAATAGACTGACTGGTAGAGCAGGTGTTGCGACCGCGCTCTATTACGATCACAATACAGGTAGACTCACCGAGATTGGGTTTGCCACTAACGATGACGGTGAAGTAGTGTTTGAACCAACCACGGAGGTATGATATGATTAGACTAGTGATTGATATTGAAGCAGACGGCTTGGGAGAAGTTACTCTTACAAACAAGGGACCAACCAAGGAAGTCTCAACTATCTGGTGCGCTGTCGTTATGAACGCAGACACACAGGAAGTCAAGACATTCACTCAGTCTAACATGCACACACTGGTTGGTTATCTAAACACTGCTGATCTAATCATCGGCCACAACATTCTATCCTTTGATATCCCCGTAATCAGAAGACTTCTTGGCAACCTTAAGCGACCAAAGCATGGGTTCTTCGATACACTAGTGGTATCTAGGATAATGTATCCAGACCGTAACAACCACCCCTTAGGCGGCAACTCTCTAGAGTGCTGGGGAAAGTATCTAGGCAATCACAAGATTGACTATACTGGAGGCTGGTCTGAGTTTTCAGATGAGATGCTTGAGTATTGTATTCAAGATGTAAAACTTGGCTGCAATATCTTCCGGCATCAATCTAAGTTTGCCAAAGAGAATCTAAAGGTATTCCAGTTTGAACACATGGTATCCGAGATTCTTGCACAGCAAACCGAGCGAGGTTTTGGTTACGATATTGTCAATGGGGAAAAACTATATGTCTCTCTACTACAGGAGAAAGCTGAGCTGGAGGATAGGATGAGGGCTATATTCCCCGACAAGATTCATTACCGCAAGTCTGAGAAGACAGGTAAGGATCTCAAACCAAAGATCGAAACCTTCAACCCCGGTTCTCGTAAGCAGATTGCAGAGCGTCTATCAGAAAAGTATGGATGGGTTCCACCCGAAACTGACAAGGGTAATCCCAAGGTAGACGAGTCTGTGCTAGCTGCTCTAGACTATCCAGAAGCAAAAGAACTGGTCAAGTACTTTGATCTAGTCAAGCTTATGGGTATGGTAGAAGATTGGAACAGCAGGGCATCAAGTTCCCGTGACAGTAACATTCACGGTTATGTAAATGCTCAGGGTGCAGCTACAGGTAGATGCACCCACAGCGAACCCAACATTGCACAGGTGAGTGGCGACCACCGTGCCAGAGAACTATGGATTCCATACGAAGGTTATGTACAGCTAGGTTCTGACCTATCTGGTCTTGAACTCCGAATGCTTGCACACTTCATGCACAAGTATGACAATGGCAAATATGCCGATGTTCTCCTTAACGGTGACATTCATACTTATAATCAGAAGGCAGCAGGCATTGAGTCAAGAGCACTTGCTAAGTCTTTTATCTATGCATATCTCTATGGAGCGGGTGATAAAAAGATTTCTCTAGTACTTAATTGCAGCGTGAATCAGGCCGCTAGGCTACGGGACAAGTTCCAAAAGGAGATTCCTGCGCTTGCCAAAGTACAAGAGGAAGTGAGATATCATGCATTAAAGCACAACGCAGTCATCTTGCCAGATGGTCGCAAGGTTCCAGTTAGGTCAGAACATGCTGCGCTCAATACGCTACTACAAGGTAGCGGCGCTATCGTAAGCAAGTACTGGATGGTTCTTGCTAATCACAAACTGAACAAGCTTTACCCCGGTAAGGCTCATCAGATGGCTTATGTACACGACGAACTACAGTATGCAGTTTGTCCTACAGAAGCCGACAACATTGGTAAGCTAGTCACATCCTGCGCTACAGATGCAGGGGAACGGCTGGCTATTAATATACCTATCGCAGCTGAGTATAAGATCGGTAAGAACTGGTCTGAGACTCACTGAGGTATGGCTCCGTGGCGGAACAGGCAGACGCAGTGGACTTAAAATCCGCCGCTTAACAGCGTGGGGGTTCGATTCCCCCCGGAGCTATTGAAAGGAGCTTTTATGGACAAACTAAACATTTATATTGCAGGGCCAATGCGTGGCTATACTAATCACAACTTTGATGCTTTTATGGAGGCAGATAGAATGCTCCGCTCTAAGTGGAGTTCTATGGTTGGTGTTATCTTCAACCCAGCCCAAATGGATCTTGATGAAGGCTTTGATCCTTCTCAAGCGGTGGATACCAAAGAACATCTTAAAGGCTGTATGACTAGAGATTTGAATGCTATTCTAAAATCGGATGCTGTTTATATGTTGACTGGATGGGAAAAGAGCGAGGGTGCTAAAGTTGAACACGCCCTTGCCGTATACTTGGGGCTAAGGATATTCTATGAAACATAAGGCAAGAGTCGTTTATTATAACCTAGAACGCGGAGATAAGTGGGCCAAGTTAATCTCATGGCTTGTCTATATCTTTGCAGGATCTCGTTTGAATCATGTACATATTGAACTACCTGAAGCAAACATCAGTTACTTTGCTACTCTTTATAGAGGAGTTCGTGTTCTACCCATCGGAGCGGTTCGGGCTAAATACGGTGATCCAGTGTTTACCCAAACGGTTGTAATAGACTACAATGCTTTGCCTGATGATGTAGAAAAGAAATGGAATAAAGAAACAGTAACACATTGTTTGTTCTGGCATCTACTTGGAAGATACTTTAACATGCCAGTCCCACATACTTGTGGAAAGGTTACAGCCGATATCCTAAGAGATAGCGGGTATCCTATCCCACATAATATAATTGAACCACACAAAATACTAAAGGAGGTAACAAATGCTAATGCTCTTTTTATCCGGCAAGGCAAGAGTTGGAAAAACAACAGCAGCCAAACTACTAGCTGAGCTGTTATATAAACAAGGATATAAGCCTATTATACTTCCTTTTGCT